ATTGGCTTTACCCATCGCTTTCAGTGCATGCAATACGGTTTCCATTAAAACTTCCTCCGGATAAAAATTACTTCTCAGTTCCTGTGCTGGCTGACGTTCGGACGCCAGCTCTCCCAGTTAAACGTCACCCAGCGACCACCGTTCATGGACATGCGGTCCATCACCCGCTCGCCGAGAAGTGTATTCATCGCTGCATGGTTAAGATTTGTCAGCATCCCCACACTGAGTAACGATGCCGTTCTGCGGTCAACAATCTGATTCAGCGTGACCTGCTCATTACGCGTATCCCGTTGCATGCCAATTTCATCCAGTACCAGCAGGTCAACGCCACACAATCCCTGCAAAAATTTTTCGCCCGAGTTTTTGTTGTCGTAGCTGCCATGTAACGCCAGCATCACATCCGCCACTGTTATCACAATCACACTGCGACCTTTCGCCAGAAGGTGGTTGCCAATAGCCGCCGCCAGGTGGTTTTTTCCTGTGCCAGGCCTGCCACTGAAAACAAAATTCGTACAGCCGCCTTCCAGCTCTGCCGCAATGGATTTCGCCTGACTCAGGGCATGGCGCTGACCATCGTTCTGCACCCGGTAGTTACCGAACGTACACTTCCGGTGAAGCGGCTGGATACCGGAGCGGTTAATGATTTTTTCAACCCGCGTCTGATGATTCAGACGATTAACCTCCTCGCTTCGCTTACGCCCTTCAGCAAGCTGCCATTCCCGCCACTCCGCCACCGTACGGTACGGAGGGATTGCATCCTGCGGCACAAATCTGCTGACTCTTGCCAGAACACCACCTGACGTAATGTTTTTCATGGTGCGCTACCCCCTGAAACCAGGCGGAATTTCGGTATCCGGTTCAGAAATATGATTCACGCAACGCTGCGCGGGCGAACGCCCCAGGCGAATAACCAGTTCATCCCATTTTTCCCGGAGTTTTGCCGGACTCATGATGTTTTTTACCCAGAACGAATCCCGCTGAACACGCCCAAACATTTCACAAATCTGTCGGTGACTACGTCCATCCAGCATACGCATCATGCGCACATCATTCGCCCAGGTCGTCCAGTTAGGCTCTCTGGGGCGTGATACCTCCCCATCATCACTGGCGGCCTGTTCATACAACGCAACAACCCGTCCCCAGATCCACTGTGCACACGTCAAATCCTCCCGGGTTCCCCACTGTCGCTTCGGGACATTCCAGGTATGCGCATCCGGGTGTTTCTCCAGAAATCGCTCAACCGGTGATGATTGTTTTTCGTCCGGCAGTGAAACGTCCGGACAAGAAGATCTTTTATCTGACGGTTCAGGTTTTAATACTGACGGATCGGGGTCAATCATCGCCCCCCTAATCGGCAGTTTTTTATCAACAGTTGATCCATCAAAATTTGACGGGCCAACCGTTGAGGGGTCAATATTTGACGGGTCATTTTTTGCCAGGCTAATTTTTCTTTTTGGTTTATATGCCTCACGCGCCGCCGCTGCAGCTGCTTCAAGTTTTTCCACATTAAGCCGATAGATATTGCTTACGTTACGCCCACCGACCTTACGCTCTTCCTTCGTCAGCCAGCCCTCTTTCGCCAGTTCTGCAATAGCAGATTTAACGGTGGATTCACTTCTTGCACCGATCTGACGCCGGATAGTTTCAATAGCAGGCCATGACACGCCCTCGTCATTGCTGTAGTCTGCAAGACGGGCCATAACTGCCACCCTGGATAAGATCATGCCGGTGAAGGCGCACCCTTCCCAGACAAGACCATGAAGCTTGCTGCTCATAACCCCCCCGAACACCGTGCTTTTAGTGCATCACCACAGCATTCCCTGCCGGGCCGCCGCGATTTATCTGGTCATATAAAACGACCGCTGACGCAACAAAATCATCGACATCCTTCACCAGCCGATCTCGCCGTTCGACAATCTCCCGGTAATACTCAGAACTGTGACTGCGCATACGGGCCACCAGCAAAGGCGGCATCGCCTTTTCGATCGCCGGTAACAACGCCTGAATTTTTTCAATAGCATCAGACGTGTCCTTCTCCACCCAGCGGAAAATTTTCTGGGTATTACGGGCCAGGGCTTCCGGATGGCTGTCGTCGTAAAGTTCCGGGAACGTCATCCCCAGTTCGAAATAAGCCCGAGCTATTTCAGCTGCAGGTACTTTCTCACCGTCCGGATACGCCCAAGCATTCATCGCCATGCGGATGTGTTCATGCTTGATTTTCATGAATCAACTCCGGTGTATTTTGTGTGTTAGCCTTATCTCCAGCAGGCAACCCGTCGGTTGGATTCGGATATAAATCTGGTCGCAATTCATGAGGAGTCACCCCAGTTGCAATATAAATTTGACGAACCCGCTCCCCTGTCGGCACTCGACCATTGTATTCATTTGCCCATTTGTGTATTTGAGACGGCCAAGCCCCTATTGCACGCCCTAGCGGACGAATACCACCAGCAATCTTTATTGCCTTGTCCAATGCTGTCATACAACCTCCAATTCAATCAGCCACAACATTGTTCACTTAAAGAGAACATAAGTCAACACTACGAGGAATTGTTAGTGTTCACTGAACGGTTATAATTGCTAAATGGACATGAGAAAAAAGCAATACGACACCCCGCTGGCAGAAAGGTTAGATACGATCTCGCAACAGCATCATTTAAGCGGTTCAGATTTAGCGCGCATCGCTGGTGTAGGACGCTCATCAGTCAACGCCTGGAAAAAAAGAGGGACAATCAGTAAAGATTCCGCAGCCAAAATTGCAGAAGCGACAAATGTTTCCCTTTCCTGGCTACTGACAGGAAAAGAAGATACAAACAGAGAGGCGCTTGATGATGATGAGAAAGCCCTGCTTGATGTTTACAGAAACCTGCCACCTGTAGAGCGTAGAAATATGCTGGCAGCTTTTCAAATGCGCCTTCAAAAACTGACCGAATTTTACTCAGAATACGTTGACCCAATAACGCGACAAAAATAATTCTTTATTTTACAAAACAATACCGCCGGAAGGCGGTTTTTTTTGCCTCTTGCGCATTCACAATGTTGACATATGTTCATCTTAAGAGAACAATATATCCCATCAAAGCACAACGGTGCGACAGGTCTTAGTTCCGCCCCCCCGGCGTTAAGGGCAAATGAGGTCAACATGGATACGCTCAATCTTGGCAACAACGAATCTCTGGTATGTGGCGTGTTCCCCAACCAGGACGGTACGTTCACCGCGATGACGTATACCAAAAGCAAAACGTTTAAAACTGAAGCTGGCGCGCGTCGCTGGTTAGCCAGAAACACTGACTGATGAGGTTGACGATGGAATTTAAAGATTTACCTCCTTCAATCCAGGAGATTGCAGCACACACACTTCGTCATCGTCTGAACGAACTTGAATTGGAATCGGTAACGAAAAAAGACACTGATAATATGGCTCGTAATGTGCGCGATGCGTTTACCGGATTGTATTTCTGTGCGTCTATAAATAAACACGACTCAGAGAGTGTGGCAAATAAAATTGCAGAAACGACAGCGCAAAACATCAATACGAAACCAACGGAAGAAGAAATTGATCAGTTTGCTCATGATGCTGGTTTAAAAAACAAGAAAGAAAAATCGCCATATGCGGGGAACATGTTTGTTTATGACAATCTCATCAGAATTCGTGGCGAAATTCCGGCGGAATACCTGGCAAGAGTCCATCAGGCATTGCTTAAAAATTTGGAAACAGAATTATTTGATGGCAACACTAACGGTTTCTTCATGGTATCAGGCCTTGAGAAAGACTGGGATGCAGAAAAACGCTGGAATGTTGCTACATGGTTATTCAGTAACAGAGCCGCTGCACTGGAAGCTTCGGCATGTATTTGCGGCCTGTTCTTAACAGACCACAAATATAATCTGGATGTGTACAGTTATATTTACGCTGAACACGGTCCACTCTGGATTGACTGGTAATTATAAGGAAACACCAGCAGGGCCGCGGCGACCAACAGAACGATTAAAATCAATAATGCCATTATAAAGGACATTATTTAATTTATCGTCGAATGCTGATTCTGTGAGCCTCAACTCTGAATGAGTTTTTAATAACCCTGATTGCCTGAGTTGATTTACCAGGCATTCAATCTGTTTTTCAATAAGCGGATTTCTTTTTTTGTTTGGCATTTTATCCTCCATTGAGGTTCTGGGTTAAAAATGGAGACCAACACGCTGTCACGTGTGGTCGTGCGCCGGACACGGATAAGAATCCGGTACTGACAGTTTACTGAAAGGATATTTCCCTGAAAAGTCAGGGCATAACGCGAAAGCGTACGGCGAAGCTCTTTCCCTTAGAAGGCTTGTCGTTAGATTTCTTCGAACGTGCGCTTCCGGTTGTGGCACTCCGCGAAATGGCGCGGCGGTAAGTATGGCGGGGTTATTCCTTCCCCTTGAGGACACCGGGTTGTCAGGTTGACCATACGCTTAAGTGACAACCCCGCTGCAACGCCCTCTGTTATCAATTTTCTGGTGACGTTTGGCGGTATCAGTTTTACTCCGTGGCTGCTCTGCCGCCCTTTTTAAAGTGAATTTTGTGATGCGGTGAATGCGGCTAAGCGCACGCGGAACAGTTAAAACCAAAAACAGTGTTATGGGTGGATTCTCTGTATCCGGCGTTAATTGTTAACTGGTTAACGTCACCTGGAGGCACCAGGCACCACATCACAAAATTCATTGTTGAGGACGCGATAATGGAAACGTCACTACCAAACGTTAATACGTCTGAAGGGTGTTTTAATATTGGTATTCTGCTCAGTAACCGGGAGTTTACTGAAGACGCCATCAGGATGAGAAAATATGAGCCTTATCTTCTCAATGATAATTCCATACTCTCCAGAATTGCCCTTCTTGAACTTGGCATTTTCGGAGGGCAGCAGTGAGTTCAGCGTTTGCACTGATGATGACGGTTTTTCTTATAACAGGTGAGCCACAGAATGTGATTACCGGAATTTATGCCAGTAAAGAATCCTGCCATCAGGCAAGAGACGAGCAAAAAATTTCCGGTGAATGTCTCCCGTTAAACAAAGTATCGCTGTACCTGAATAACGAAATACCGGCTGGATAACCCGCCAGCCGTATTAACGCCATACCCGTTGATTAAGCATGCCAGCAATGGCAGGGATTCGTACAACCTTAAAATAGTTATGAGGTTTATCAATGAGCACTGATAAAGAAGAAATTGCACTGTATTACGAAGCCAAAAATGACAAAGTCAGAAAACGCCTTGGGATTAAAGGCGGTTTTTACTGGCGCACAGCAAAAAAATTATCGGTTGCAATATCACGGGGTGTTGTCGCAATGGACGATGCTGGATTTGACGAAGAGGATTTCAAAAAACCTGTTCGCGTGAATTTGCCCATTGTTAATGACCTGCCGCCTGAAGGTGTGTTCGATACTGAATTCTGCAACCGCTATGAAAAAGGCGGGGAAGATGGCATCACAATGATATTTATAGCGCCTTCCCCCTCAGTTCAGGACAAACCAGCCAGCTCTGACAATACCAACGTCAATGGCGAAGACATGGCTGAGATTGAGGATAATATGCTCCTGCCGATTTCCGGTCAGGAACTGCCCATTCGCTGGCTTGCGCAACATGGCAGCGAAAAACCGGTAACGCACGTTTCACGGGAAGAACTTCAGGCATTACATATCGCACGAGCTGAAGAACTGCCTGCTGTTACTGCCCTGGCTATTTCCCACAACACAAAGCTGCTCGACCCGCTGGAGATT